GGGTTTGGAGGCAGAGGCTCTGGTTGGGGTGGAGGTGGATTGATATCAATCGACAGTTGTCCGGATGATCTGCGTGCTTGCGCAATTGGACATTGTGGATCATTGATGTGTCCACTGCCCTGTGATTGAAGCACGCTGCTCTTCATCTGGGTGACATTGCGATTGTTACCGTTCAACCTCACTGTAATAGCCACCTGACACGTCGCCGCAGGAAAAGTAGAGGCGGTTCCCCAGGTTAGGGTGGCATAAGTGGCTGTGGCTAAGAACCTGTATCGCACCATAAACTTCGACGCTGTTGCGGCTGGTGGGTTGAAGCAGTAACCAAACGCTGTGCCCGTTGAGGGCTCCAGGTCTTGGGCTGTCGACAATCCAGCAACCGTAATGTCCGTGAAAGTGTATGAAAATGCGGCACTAGTCCCAACGTAAGCCAACGCGAGCTCAATGTTGTCACCAATTTGCAGACCCATGAGGGTTATCTTCTTATTGGTCACATCTACAGAGCTACCCCACAAATATCCCGCTGTTTGAAACCCAGAAAGTGTGGTGCCAAGTGGACTCGCTTGGACCACCCCAGTTGCATAAGCATCCAGGGTTCCAAACCGTTCAGTTGTGCACATTGGGTCCATGTACTCAAGGACACCAACCACTTTCCATTGTCCAAACAACGCGTAATCTGTGACATTGGCACCAGAAGCACGTTGGACACACACGGTGAAACTGCAAGCTGTATTTTCGTAGTCGGGAGTATAGCCTTGTTTTGGTATAACCAGTTCACGGCTAATCCTCCCGGCGTCGAAATCGAACACTAACCGACGATTGGTTGATCCATGGACACCACCGCTACATTCCACTTCCCTAATGCTGTTTACGGCAAGGGGAGTAGATGTGTAACTGGGGACAATGGACCACGTGCCATTGAATATACCATCTTTTATGCCAACGTCGTTAGGAATAAGTTCGATCCTAAGCTTGCGTATCCGGTACGTCCGGTACTCTTTACCCTCCTCATAAAGGTGAGGGTAAGCAGCCACTGGGCAGAAGCGAAGCGGAGTGGTTTCCCATCCGTTATTGGTCGCAGATGCAGGCCAGTACACATTGCCAATAATGGAATCGAATTTCACGACTTTCTTACTGCGCAACTTACCTGTGCCACCGACCGTGACACTACCGGCCGGCTTCAACTCTGCAACGGAAGGTTGGGATACCACCGCACTCGCCCCCTGGGGTTGGGCCTTCGTCCTGCTCCTTGCTTGGGTTTTCACCAATGGTGACTTCCCAAACTTTCTCAGTGTACTGTCAAGGAGATGTTGCTCCATGGACTTAGCATGTTGCTTGAGTCCAGCAGCCATCTTCTCCTCGATGGTACCGAGTATAGAATCAAGGACATCGGCCCCCCCCTTTTTCGGCATATCGTCCGTGTTGGTGGCTGAGCCGTTCATGCCATTGATGGCCATTGAACGGACCGGCCTGCCACGGAAAGCCGATCCATCGAACACACTAGAAGTTGATGCAACAATGTGCAGACAACCCCCATGGTGCACGACGGCCTGTGTGC